GGCGCAGTAAAGGGAATTGCCTCAAAGACTTTCTTTGGCCGTCCTGAACCCGTTGGAAGTGACGTTGCAAACTTTATCGCAATAGAGATTCCTACGGAAATCCGTAGCCGGATCAAGGGCAGTTACGATATGGCGGTAGATTGCTATGCCACCTTTGATGTCTATGTTAAGTCGAAGTCTGATCGCACCCTGAATATTGGCAGTCAGAGCGATATAACCCAGAAAGTCTTAGACGTTTTCCCTATCAACGGAAAGTGTGTCGTAGCATCGAAGCCAACGGTTATGATGCAGGGTTATGACGAGACTGGCTACCAAGTCACACAAATCTCTTTCAAGCTGAGAACACGTTTCAATGCGCGAGATATTAAGTAACAACACAAACACATTTTATACTTTTCGACTATGGGAACTATAACAAAAAAGATTCAGATGCAGGATGATGTCTTTGAGGGCATTTCTGCTGTATTCCCTGTGCCTGACGGTATTACCTTCAATGGCAATTCCGCCGACCTTAGTGCTGTTGACCTCTTGGAGTTCCCCGTTTCCGACGATTCGGGCTTCAACTTCGACACTGGTCAGCCGAGTATCGAACACTTCAAGGTTAAGGGTCTGCAAGCCGATTGGGTGAACACCTTTACCCCCGGTGACGGTGAGATCACTCTGGAGATTCCTTGTAACAACACCAACATTCTCGAACTGGTTTACGGTCAGACTGGTACGAGCGTAACCATTACGCTTCCCACTGGCGTTACCGCAAAGAATGTCGGTACTGGTAAGGGTTTCTCCACCGCTCAGAAGGCCGTTTACCTTGGTATGCTTGTTCTCAACGATACCGAGGATAAGCTGCTGTTCATCAAGAAGGCAAAGTTCATGGCTCAGACCATCTTCGACGGCTCGAACAAGCCTCTTTGCGTGGTGCTGACTGGTTCTATCGCCTCTGCTGGTGCCAACAGCTTCGGCATCCTGACACTTGCAGGTAACTCTTAATGGGTTTCTCCCATTGAACATACCCAAGGGCAGTGGTAGTATTGATGCTGCCACTGCCTTTTCATTTGAAACTATTTTTATCAGAGTTTATGAAAAAGGAAGAAGAAGAGAAAGTAAAACAGCCGTCGCTCGATGCGCAGCAAATCTATTTATCGCTTATAAGCAATGATGCAGAGGAGGTGGGAATACTTCGCACCAAAAAGAAGTATAAGATACGTTGGCTGAAAAACGGTCAACTGGAGAAACTTTCCCGTCTGTTGCTGCATAAGAAGACTATTGACGAGAAGACTACCACTGGTAGTGACGTGTTGGATGCTATACTTGAAGACAACCGTCTGGCTTGCAAGGCAGCAGCCATTATCATTCTCGACGGCTACTGGAAGATAAAGTTTCGTTATTGGTGGCTCTGGCGTTGGTTCTATTACGTGCGTCAGTACGACAATATACAGTTGCATGACATCCTCGAAGTTGGCAAAAAAAAAGTTCCGCTGAATCAGTTCTTTGCAACTATCATGTCACTGACAGAGGCGAAGGATTCGCTGATGAGGATGAGAGCGAAGGAAGTCGAAGCTACCCTTCACGGACTAAATATGGCAGCGCGTTCTCAGACAGAAAGCAAAGACAATGGCTCGTAATGCCGAGATATTTCCTCTTCGGTTTGGTAAGAGTCCAGATGTATGAATACTATTGGGGTCACACGGCTGCTCAGATTCAGTTGATAGACATTGACCAGCCCATCACAGTTTACAAGCGGCATGATTCCAATTCTGGACTGAAGCCCGGTGACAAAGGCTACAAGCCGAACAAGAAGAAACTTGAAGAAGCAGTTGAGCGTTGGAAGAAGCGTAAAGCCGAAAGAGAAAAGCGAGGGTTCAAACTTGACCAGTTCCTTAGAACGGGCGAGAAAGTTCCGATAACAGACGAAACAACACAAACTAAACACGAATAAGATTATGTCAGATTTAAATCCGCTAAAGTTTCAGGTTGCCATCCAAGACGAGGCTACTGGACAGTTAAACAAGATAGAGCAGGAGTTTGATAAACTGAAGGACAAGACCATCAGCGTGAAAGTTGAGGGTCTTAGCCAGTTAGAATCCCTATTGAAATTGTTGGGGCAGGAAAATATTGCTCCGAAAGTTGGCGAGAATGTTTCCGCTGATATGGAGAAAGCGACTGCGGCAATAAAAACGCAAGAGCAAGAAGTTGAGCGTTTAAAGAAGGCATACGAAGCAGCAAAGTCCGCCAATGATAGTTACGAAAGAGCAATACAAGAAAGACGTGAAACAGCATCCCGCCTTGCTGATAAGAGAGTTTTGCCAGACTTAAAAGATGTTGAAACACTCAGGATGGCAGTAGATGCACTTGATTCTGCATATAAGAAATTATCAAGAGAACAGGCAAAATTAAGTCAATCTGCTTTTTATCAGAAGTTAGGTGAAACAGCATTTAAGGATTGGAATTTACCTTCTTCCGTCAATTCATACGAACAATTTATTCGCTCCATCGGTGCTTCCCTTAACTCTTTGGGCGAGATAGCAGACAAAGTAAAGGCAAAACTCATATTTCAGGGTGTTGGTTCTGGTAAAAGTTTTTGGGGTATTGATAAGTCACCACTCTATACTCCTTTTTATACTCCTGAGAAACTTGACAAGGATGCAGACAAGATGGAACGTTCGCAAGAACGCATAGACCTTTTTAACAAGGAAAAAAAAGCAAAGCAAGAATTGTCTATTGCAGAACAAAAACTTATAGAACTCCGTGCTAACAATTCTGTCGTCACACAACAACAAGCGCAAAATACTCAACAGAACGTGCAGGCTGAGCAGAAGCAAGCTCAAGAGGCAAAAGTTTCCGCAGATGCTATGCAGCGTTTGAATGAGCAGTATCAGCAGTTAGCGCAAGGTGCTATCAAGACGGCACTTGATGCTTTTACAAAAGACTTGAAAGCGGTCAAAGAGGCGATACAGAGCGACAACTTCACTGCTTTTTCGAAGCGAATAGAGACTTGTGCTGAGAAGATAACCTTGCTGGACGAAGCGTTTAAGAAGTTCAAAGTAACCATTGGTGAAAACAAGGAACTGAAAGACCTTCTTACAGGTTGGGGAGCAGCCATTAAGGAGGTGTCGGCGGCAATGGCAGCGATGAACTCCGTGAAGAATGGCGGTGGTGCTAAATCCGCACAGAAAGAAGATCTGAAACAGCAGGAAGAAGGACTAATAAGGGTAGCCAATGCGATGGGGCGTGTCCGTGATGCAGCATCAGGTAGCGGTGGAGCATCGTTAGGTGGTGTCGCTTTCATGGAAAGCATCAATAAAGTTGGTGAGCGGAATATCCAGACACTGATTAAGGAACAGGGTCATATCGAAAGGCTGATAGCTATTGCGAAGAAAAGTATAGACTTTGGCGAGGGTCATCCTGTCCTTGGCATGGGGCGTTTACGTGGCGACCAGATGCAGAACTTACAAAATCTGGAACAGTTGAAGAAAATCATCAACGAGATACTTTTTGCTGCCAATCAAGGAGACCAAGCCGCTATCCGTTTCTTGAATACATTAGGCTCATTGAAAACAACACCTTTCGGGAAGGACTCAATGGGCAATGATGTTACATTACTTGGCGGTCACTTTGACAAGTTGACGCATTCTGTGACTGGTACTGCGTCGGCTATGCGGACGTTGAACAAAGAAATGAGATTAGATTCAAACGTATGGCCTAATTCAGAGCAGGATTCAAATCTTCGCCGCTACAATCAACTCCTTGCCGACGCGGAGAAACTTTTGCGCAGGATTGATGAGGCTGGTGCAAAAGGTTCAAAACTTGGTCTTGACGCTTCATTATCTAATATTGGAGCCCGTGATGTCAGCAACTTTATTGAGAAAGCATTAAAGTTCAATGATGTCGGTAATTTCCGTGCTTTGAATGAACTTATTGCGCAGTTCCAGCGTTTGAAGAACGTCTATGGTGACGTTGCCCGTGAGCAAGAGCGGATGAACAGCAGCACCATCAAAGCAGGCGAACGCGCCGATGCTCAATACATGAAAGAGGTGGAGCAATTCACCAAACAGGCTATCAACGAATACAATCAGTGGCAGGAAAGTATTCGTCGTGCAGGAGTTGAGATTACGAACTTGAAGATAAAGCTGAAAGAACTTGAAGATGTTGAGAAACGTGGCAAAGCCGCAGGTTCAGACACGACCAATCTTCAAGCACGCATATCAGCATTACGTCAGGAGTTGTCTGTATTGCAAGAGATTCACAACGGCTCTAAGTCATACGGTTTTGCAAAGGACTATGTTAAGACAGAGAAGTTCCATGAAACGCTAAAACTTGCAGAGGAAGAAGGTAAGGCTGTCAAGAAGAACGCGCAAGAGCGTGAACGAGCAGACAGTAAGGCTATCAAAGACCTTGAAACCATCGAGACAAACCAGCGCAGATACAACCAACTCCTTACAGACGCATCGAATCTTCAAGACCGCTTATCTACTGCCAGCACAAAAGGTAATGGACTACTGTTAGATACAACTAAGACAGAGACCGCCCTTCAACAGTTGCAGCAGCATATAGACAAAGTTTTGAACTTTGACAGTAGGAATCTCCGTGACAATCATGCCGTCAATGAACTCATTGCATCGTGGAATGCTTTGAAGAACACCTTGACAGGAGTAGCCAAAGAGCAGGAGAAACTAAATACTGCAACAGAGCGTGCTAATAAGAAAGCACAGGAAAATAGTACTAAGCAGGCACAGAAAGAAAACGAGCAGTGGGCAGAAAGTATGCGCCGTGCTGGTGTAGAGGCAACGAAACTGGAGATACAAGTCAGAAAACTGCAAGAAGCCGAATCGAAAGGTCAGAAAGCAGGTATTAACACAGCTCAACTTTCTGCCCGCATTGCAGAATTACAGAACTACATAACCATTCTCCGTTCAATCGAAGGTGGTTCCAAGGTTCATGGTCATACCAGCGACTTTGTAAATAGTGCTCCCGTGCAAAACGCTATTCGATTAGCAAACGAAGAAGCTGGTGCCGTTAGACGAGCCACCACTGAGAAAGAGCGTGCATCAAAGGCAACTCAACAGTTGTCAGCAGACGAACAGCGGTTGGCACAAGCATTGAACCAAACTACGGAAAGTGCGAGAGGTCAGAGTCAGGTGTTGAGCGACCTCAAATCATTGGCAACTCAGTATCTTGGAGTTTGGGGAGCGCAGGGATTCCTTAGAAATATCATTGAGATTGGCGGTCAGTTGGAAATGCAACGTCTGTCAATCGGTGCTATCTTACAGAACCAGGCACAGGCAAACGACCTCTTTAACAAGATTAAGGGATTGGCTACTCAGTCACCTTTCGGAGTCGTTGAACTCGACCAAATGACGAAGCAGTTGACTGCTTACGGATTCAAGTACAATGAGTTGTTTGACATGACAAAGCGTTTGGCAGATATTTCAGCAGCAACGGGTACAGGTGTTGACCGTTTGGCTCTTGCTCTTGGTCATGTTCGTTCTGAAGCCGCTCTTAGCGGTTACACCTTGCGCCAGTTTGCAATGGGTAATGTTCCTATGCTTCAAAAGTTGTCGGAGAAACTTGGTAAGTCAACCGAGGAAATCCGAAAGATGGTAAGGGCAAAGCAAATATCCTACGACGATGTTGTAGGTGTTCTGAAAGACCTTACCGATGAGGGTGGAATGTTCCACAATATGCAGGAAGTAATATCACAGAGTGTCAAGGCTAAGTTCAAGAACGTCAAGGATGCTATGGATATTATGTATGGCGAAATGGCAGAAGGCAGTGTCGGTGATGCTCTGAAGGAAGTTGCAGATGTGTTGATGGACGTTACCCGTAACTGGAAAGATGCCGCAACCGTTATAAGTACTGGTACTGCTATGTGGGCTTTGCATAGGGTAGCGGTTATTGCAAATATAGCAGTATTAGGTGAACACAATGCCGCTACATTGAAGAATATTGCCGCTTTCAGAGCACAAGAGGTTCAACAGCTGAGAACAGCCTCCATGTATCGTGTATTGACAGCCGCAGAGCAACAACAGATAGCAATATCGAAACAACTGACAGCGGGTGAACGGTTAAGGCTTGCTCTTGGGCAAAGTCTTTCAGCAAGCCGTATGCGAGACCTTGCCCTTGGCCGTCAGCAACAGGTGATGGATTTGGCTCTTGCTTTGTCTTCAAAGAAACTCACAACAGAGGCTATTGCCCGTCAGGTTGCCTTGGGTAAACTTTCTAAGGCACAAGCCAGACAGATTCTCAGTCTCGCAGATTTGACTGCAGCGGAGAGATCCGCAGGAATAGCCGCCGTGAACAACACAACCAGATTCGGCTATATGCGTATGGCTTTCATCACGGCAGGTGATGCCGCACTCAGGCTTGGACGCACATTGAAGGCATTGATGTTCAATCCCGCTACGTTGATGATGGGCGGCATTACCGCTGTTATAGAGTTGTGGCAGCGAAACAGCAGAGAGATAGAAGCCGCAGAAGAGTTGTCAAACAAGATATATGAACATTCTCAGGAGGCATTGAAGAACACCCGTCAGATGATGCAGGACACAGGCATCAAAGTCATGTGGCGAGATAGCCCAACGGGGTTGGGGTCATTTTCTGATGTTACAGGAAACTTTGGTCAGCAATTAGGTGGTCAAATGTATTTTGAAATGCCAGAGTTTGACACATCCAACGCAGAAGAAAGTATTAAACGTTGGACTCAGTATATCAGAGATTATGCTGCTACACCTAACCGTCTTCTTAACGAAGCCCTGTTTGACGAAGCTGGCAATGTACGTGCTTTGAAAGACCAGTTTGATAATCTAAAAGTAGCAGTCAAAGAAGTTGCCGTTGCACAGGAAAAACTTAGAGCGTTAGGCGATATATTTGAAAATGCCGTCAATGCCACCAATGGCGGTTGGTTTGATGATAGTGTTCTGACAAATATATTAGATTATGACAAGACTCTGAAGAGTTTCGGTAACAACATAGCTACAACATACAAAAAGTTTCGTGTCAATATTGATATTGCTTTGCAGTCTGCCCGTCAACAGGACGCAGAGTTTGATAAAGCCGCGTCTGGAATGGCGACATACGCACAGCAACTTGACTTGTTGATGCGCAACCAGGAAAAGTATGCAAAAGCATCAGAAATATTTAGAAATGCAAATTCAATTAGTCGTGCAGCAATGAATGAACTTTCTGGCGATCACGTTGTTGGTGACGCTGGAGCAGCCAATGTAGAAGCTCAGAAAGCAACAATGATGGCTGATCTTGAAACTTTCTATGTTCAGTTGCAAGCCGACTTGGAAACTAAGGGTATCAAGATAGGCTCAATGTCTGAGGCACAGCAACAGGCATTATTACTTGGGTACAAAGATAAACTCAGTTCCATACAAGGTCTTTCAGAAGAGACCGCAAACTTCTTGATGAAAGAGTTTGCGAAACGCT